GTGTGCGTGTTCATGTACTTCGTGCCCGAGCTGGACCACATCAACCGGTACATTGCCTGGGTGAAGGCCCACTACCCCAGGGTAGAGTTCACACAGGTGCCTCACTGGAACCTTACCTACATACTCCGCGCCGGCATGTACTGCGTCCCCAACCCAAAGGTGAAGCTGCTCGAGCTCTCGGATGTTGAGCGGGCCATGAGGGCCAAATATGGGATTCATTATGTGTTCCTTGGAATGAAGAAAGCTGACAGTCTCAGCAGAAGGCTGATGCTTATGACCATTGGGCATCCATACATCACGCCAACGGGCGACGTGTACCCTCTCTCGGAATGGACAGGCAAAGAAGTTCTCTCATACATGAAGGCCAAAAACCTCCCTATACCAGTGCGCTATTCCAAGAGGGCATCGGGTGGGGTAGGATTCAACCTGGACTGCTTCCTGTGGATGAGAGAGCATGCACCGCAAGACCTGCAGAAATTCCTGAGGGCATTTCCCATGAGCGAGAAGATACTCTGGGATTACGACAAGAAAAACGAGAAAGAATTTCAACAGACGGCATGAGCGAGCTCGGTAAATATTTCAAGAGTGAGACCGTAGAGATTCTCCGAAGCGAGATCACCCCGGCACCATATAATCCCCGCACCATAACGGACGCGGCAAGGCAAAGCCTAAAGAAAAGCCTCAAGCAATATGGCGTGATCGGCGGATTGGTCTGGAACCGCACCACCTCCAATTTGGTCAGCGGGCACCAGAAGCTCTCCATCCTCGATGAGCTGAACAAGTACAACCCCCAGACCCGGGAAAACGACTACATGGTCAAGGTAGAAGCTATAGCGGTGGACGAAAAGACAGAAAGAGAACTCAACATCTTTTTCAACAACCCATCAACCCAGGGGCAGTGGGATTACGACCTGCTCCGTGAGATGATCCCCGATATTGACTACAGGGCCGCAGGACTTACCGACGAAGATTTGAGCATCATCGGCGTGGACTTTATGTTGCAGACCCCGGAAGAATCAGATATTGCCGACTCTCTGGATGAAATGATGGCTCCCGTGCGAGCCGAGAAAGCCCTGGCCAGAGAAGAGCGCAAGGCCGATATTATAGCCAAGAAACAGCGCGCGGCCCAAGAAGCAGAGCAGAAGGCCCGCGACATGGAAGCCTATGTGATGCTGTCGTTCGATTCCTTCCGGGCAAAGGCAGCTTTCATGGCCCGCTTTGGGTTCTCCCAAGAGGAAAAGATCGTCAAAGGTGAAGCGTTCTCAAACATGGTAGAAAGGATAGAGTAAAATGGCAAAGGTAAAGTTTGATCTGACGGATAAACAGAACCTGCTCCGAATTGAGGGGTGGGCGAGGGATGGTCTGGATGACAAGCAGATAGCCAAAAACATTGGGTATAATGCAACTTATTTTTCAGAAAAAAAGAGCGAAATTCCCGAATTATCCGAAGCAATTAAAAAGGGGAGAGCCCCCTTGGACATCATTGTCGAAAGCACCCTGTACAGGCGGGCTATCGGGACTACGATAACCGTTCAACAGGCCTTCAAGTGTAAGAGGGTTTGGTTTGATGAAAGCGGAAATAAGTGTGAGGAAGAAGAAATAAAAACAGTGGAGTTGAAGCAAGAAGTTCCTCCAGACACGGCGTCTATGATTTTCTGGCTTAAAAACAGAAAGCCGGAACAGTGGAACAGGCAGCCAGACAAGCTGGATGTTGATATTAAGGGCAGCATTGCCATTGACCAGTGGATCAGAAATAAGGCAAAGCAATGATTACTCCGCAGGATGTATATGCCCCGATCTACACCGACAAAGAGCACTTCATTATTCTGATTACTGGGGGGCGCGGAAGTGGTAAGTCGTTTAACGCATCCACATTTATCGAGAGATTAACCTTTGAAAGAGGCCACAAGATTCTTTACAGCCGATACACCATGACCTCCGCCACTATTTCCATTATTCCGGAAATCAAAGAGAAGATAGAGATTGATGGGACAGGGAAATATTTTGAAGTGGTTGGGAGTGATGTTGTGAATAGGATGTCAGGGAGTTCAATCCTTTTCAGGGGGATCAAAACATCATCAGGGAACCAGACGGCAAAACTCAAGTCCATTCAAGGCCTAACCACATTTGTTTGTGACGAGGCAGAAGAGTGGGTGAGCGAAAAGGACTACGACACCATGGTATTGTCGATCCGCCAGAAGGGAATACAGAACCGCGTTGTCATCATCATGAACCCCTCCGATGTAAACCACTTCATATACAAGAAGTATATTGAGAAAACGCACAAGATTGTTACTATCGACGGCGTTGACGTTCAGATAAGCACCCACCCAAGTGTGCTGCACATCCACACCACCTACCTGGACAACATGGAGAACCTGGGAGAGGAGTTTCTGAAGGAGATCCGGGCGATAAGGGAGACCAACCCAAAGAAATATGCTCACGTGGTCATTGGAAGGTGGGCAGACATCGCCGAAGGGGTGATATTTAAGAACATCGAAATCGTTGATGAAATTCCTCAATGGGTAAAGAAAAGGGGAATTGGGATGGACTTTGGCTATTCTATCGACCCAACGGCCATTATAGAGTGCGCCTTACTGGGCAATGATTTGTACCTCGACGAGTTGTGTTACAAAACCCACATGCTTTCGGGCGATATCATTAGGGAGCTCCGGCCACACAACAAGAAAGTCATTTCGGAATGTGCTGATCCAAGATTGATCGATGAGATACATAACGGAGGGATAACGATTATTCCGGTGGATAAACCCCCGGGCTCGGTAAAGGCAGGGATAGACAAGATGCTCGAGTTAAACATAAAGGTCACAAGAAGGTCTGTTAACCTCCGGGAAGAATTCAGAACATACACTTGGGACAAGGACAAAAATGGAAACTTCATAAATGAGCCAATAGATAAAAACAACCACGGGATTGACGGTGCGCGCTATTGGGTTCTTGAAGAGGTGCTGGGTAAGAACAAGAAAAAACAAGATTTATCAGGAGTATTTTATTAAAACAACCGCCTAATGGAACTTAAAGACATCTATCAGCTTGAGGACATCCAGAGCCGTATTGACGAACTAAAAAAGCGCAGCACCAAGCTCCCTGATGCCACCGCGTTGCTCCGGGAGTGGGACCACACCAAGCACGAGGTGATGGATCCGGCAATCCGGAAAAAGAGGAGGGTTCAGGTCAAAAAGGCTGAACTTGATCCCGTCACCGGAGAGGTTAAGACCCCGGCCAGATACGAAGAGCGCGAGGTGAACCGCATCGCCCTCCCTCTGGAGCAGGACGTGGTGAACATACACACGGCTTTCACCTTTGGCGAAGACCCCAAGCTGACCTGTGAGACCGAGGATAAAAACGAGCAATCGGTGTTTGAAATCCTCAAAGCGATCATCCGGCGCAACAAACTCAAATACCACAACAAAAGGGTGATGCGTTCGTGGCTCTCTGAGACGGAGGTGGCCGAGTACTGGTATAAAGACCAGGACACAACGTGGTGGGGCCGAGTGCTCTCGAAGATCAAATTCATCATCAAGGGCACCAATCCGACGCAGAAACTCAGGGTGTCCCTGTGGTCTCCCTTCCGGGGCGATAAGCTCTACCCGCTGTTCAACGCCTACAACGACCTTGTGGCTTTCTCCCGGGAATACATCGTGAAGGATTCGGACAACAACGAGATACAAAAGTTCATGGTCATCGACGAGAAGAACGTGACCATTTACGTCCACAAATCCACATGGGAGGTGGAGAAATCAGGCCCCCATGGGTTCGAGAAGATACCAGTCGTCTATATGTGGCGCGAGGAGCCCTATTGCGCCAAGGTAAAGACGATACGTGCCCGGCTCGAGACGCTGCTTTCCAACTTCGCCGACTGTCTGGACTACAACTTCGCCCCCAAGCTGGTGGCAGACGGTGCGGTGGAGGATATTGTCAACCAGGGTACCGGCTCCGAGATCGTGCAGCTTGAAAACGGTGCCAAGCTGGCCTACCTTTCATGGCAGCAATCGCCCGATATGGCCAAGCTGGAATTTGAGAACCTCACCGAGCGCTACTATGCTCTGACAAACACCCCACGTATCAGCTTTGAGAACCTCAAAGGGGTCGGGAGTGCGTTTTCCGGGGTGTCGTTCAAGTATGCTTTCATGGGGGCGCACATGGCCGTGTATAACCATGCCGAGACCGTGGAGGAATACCTTCAGCGAAGGGTCAATTTTCTGATCCATGCCATCGGGATGATTATCCCAAAATACAAAGAGGCGTGCGAACTGGTGGATGTGGAAACGAAGATCACCCCATACATGATCACCAACCAGAAAGAGAACATCGAAGCTGCTGCTGCTGCCGTGGGTGGTGGCATAGCATCCCTTCGTGAGGGCGTTATCCTTGCCGGTATTACGGATCGCGTTGATGAAGAGGTTAAGGCCATTCAGGATGAGAGGAAAGAGGCCTCCAACCGAAGCATTATCGACGATGAACCCTCCGTATAGGAAAATGTTTACCTTTGCGTAACTACATCAATGCCATGCGATACTACAAAGAGTTCGATGCCCGATTCTACTGTGAGCCCGACCCCTATACGGGAGAGGAGCGGTTCAACTACGGTAGGTTGAGCATTGATCTCAACTCAGTAGCATCCTTCAATTCCACCAATGACCCGGAATATATGTCTGTGACCATGGCAAACGGAGTGGGTTACGCGATCAGGTTCGACTACGATGAGTTCAAAGCTCTCGTGCAGAAAACCACGACCGTGACCCAATTCCACAATCAATGAATTTTGAGGCCCAGACAAAACGCTACGAACAGCTCCACCGCAAAAGGATAGAAAAGTATGCCCGCAGGGTAGCTGATCAGTTTGATGACACCATCCGCCGTCTGGCCCTGATGATCCCCACAACCGGGATAGACTTATCCAAGCCCTTCGCCTTCGAGCAATTCCCGGCCCTGAATGCTATTTTTAAGAAAGAGCAGGAAAAGCTATTCAATGAAGTGTTCTCCACTATCTCCACCAGCGTCAAGTCAGCCTGGGGCCTGTCTCAGCA